GAAATACGAAAGAACTCATTTCCGGGTTCGGCTCATCATGGAGCAGTCGGTACAGCGGATGGTCAAGGGCTTTTTCTTTGCCACCGCCATCGGTGTATTTGTAAAGATGCAGCGGCAGTCCCGCCACAGCCTCCGCCAGAATACGGACACAGGAGTACACGGCAGTCATCTGCATGGCAGACCGCTCTGTTACGGTTTTGCCTGCGGTAGTCCCGCCCATGTAAAAGGCATAGGCGCTTCCGGCAGTTCGGTTTTCAGGCTTATCTCTGGATTTGAACAGACCAGAAAAGATACCCATATCACATCACTCCCTTCATATAAACAAAATGCCCCGGTCATCGTAGACCGAAGCACTGGTGTCGTTGCCGCAGCGGATCGCACGGTCGAGTGCCATAATGGTGGCAACCGCACCGTCAATCTTCTCTGTGGATTTTTCCTTGTCCGGCTTGATGTTGCCGGCGGGGTCGGTGCGGATGAAGATGTTATCCATCATCCATCGGAGAACGGGATGCCCACCGTGGGCGACCTTTTCTTCAAGCACCAGTTTCATCAGCTCTTTGGTGGGCGGGGACATATCCTTGAAGCCCTGTCCGAAGGGAACGACCGTGAAGCCCATACCCTCAAGGTTCTGCACCATCTGCACAGCGCCCCAACGGTCAAAGGCAATTTCACGAATGTTATAGCGTTCACCCAGGCGCTCGATGAATTTTTCGATGTAGCCGTAGTGAACCACATTGCCCTCGGTGGTCTGCAGGAAGCCCTGCCGCTCCCACACATCATACGGCACATGGTCGCGCCGGACACGCAGGTCGAGGTTGTCTTCGGGTATCCAGAAATACGGCAGGATGATGTATTTATCATCCTCATATTCCGGTGGGAAAACCAGAACCAGTGCGGTGATGTCTGTAGTGGAGGACAAGTCCAATCCTCCGTAGCAAACGCGCCCATCAAGGTCATCCTCGGAAGTGGCAAAGGCGCATTTGTCCCATCTGTCCATTGGCATCCAACGGACTGCCTGCTTGACCCACTGGTTCAAACGAAGCTGCCGGAAGGCATTCTCTTCGCCGGGGTTCTGCTTGGCAGACTCACAGGCATCACGCACTTTGTCGATGCCCACCGTAATACCCAAAGAGGGATTTGCCTTCTTCCAGGTTTCCGGATCAGTCCAGTCATCGCTTTCATCTGCACCATAGATAACAGGATAAAAGGTGTGGTCGATTTTACGGCCTTCGATAATGTCCTTTGCTTTCTGGTGGATCTCATAGCAGATGGACTTGGTATCATTTCCGGCTGTGGTAATAAGGAAGTACAGCGGCTGCATACGAGCATCGCCGGAACCCTTGGTCATAACATCAAACAGTTTTCTGTTCGGCTGCGTGTGCAACTCATCGAATACAACGCCGTGGGTGTTGAAGCCGTGCTTGTTGCCGACATCAGCGGAAAGTACCTGGTAGATACTGCCCGTGGGCAAATAAATAAGCCGCTTCTGGGAATCCAGGATTTTGACCCGCTTTGCCAGAGCCGGACACATCCGCACCATGTCGGCGGCGACATTAAAAACGATGGATGCCTGCTGTCGGTCAGCGGCGCAGCCGTAGACCTCGGCGCGTTCCTCGCCGTCACCGCAGGTCAGCAAAAGCGCAACAGCGGCAGCCAACTCGGACTTGCCCTGCTTCTTGGGGATTTCGATATATGCTGTATTAAACTGGCGGTAGCCATTGGGCTTCAGTGTTCCGAAAATGTCTCGGATGATCTGTTCCTGCCAGTCGATCAGTTCAAAGGGCTTTCTTGCCCAGGTGCCTTTTGTATGGCAAAGGCACTCAATAAAACCGACCGCATAGTCAGCGGCATCCTTATCGTAGTAGGAGCCTTCGGACATGAAGCGGGTCGGTTTGTATTTCTTCAGCTTTCTGATATGCGGTCACCTCCTTCAAATGAGCATAAAAAATAGCCGCCACCGTCATCGGTGCGACTTTCCGTATACGAGGAACAGAGCCTCTCGGCTCCATCCCAGGGCTTTGATGTTGTTTTACTTCTTGGTGGGAATGGGCGGCTTGCCTGTGGTCAGCCACGCCAGCCAGCACTGTTCGCAGGTGACCAGGTCGCAAGCAACCGAGCCGCCTTCCTCAAAGGGCGGGTGTCCCTTGCTGATGATCTCTGCGATTTCTCCGGCTGTGGTGTCCAGAGCCTTGATGATTTCCAGTCCAGTCTTTGCCATAATGTTTCCTCCTCAGATTTACTTAACCTGTGCCATGCACCAGGCGATTGCGTGGCCGTTATCTACGAACCGCTCATCGGTCTTTCCCCAGGGTGCGAGTCTGCACTCGATGTCGCCAAGCCCGGTCTCATCGGGAGTTTCAACGAACTCGTAAATCTCTGCCGTAAAACCGCCTTTCCAGTGGCAGTCCGTAACAAAGACCTTGTCGCCGAACTGAATGATCGCGCCGTAGCTTGCGGAAACCTTCATCTGCAGCCGTTCCATTGTTGTGAATTCCATGTTGTTTTCCTCCGTTTTTTCTGTGTTTTCCCTTTCGGTGTGACACATATTACCTCTGAAAGCACATAATATCCAGGGGTTTTGCGATAATAAACTACACGATCATTCTGCCACTGCAGGGGCAGAAATTGTGTAGATTATGACTCGCCTGTGAGGATGAAATGCACATATTCGGAACGATGCTCCTCAAGGAAAATCACCAGTTCATAAAACCGCATTTCATTGGCAATGTACTGCACCATCGGAACATCAAACATATTGGTACGGCCAGTCTTGCGGACTGCGAGGATCTGTTCTCGGATTTTATCGGTCATCGGTATTCGCCACCTTTCGACAAACATCGACACCGTAGGCTACATTCAAGCCGGAGCCGGTGTCCCAGGCAACCATGATGCTGCCGATGTCATCAACACCGATCACGGTGCCTTTCGTACCGATAGGCGGTGCCTGCGGGTCATCCATCTGCACCAGTTCCACCCGTGTACCCCTTGGGTAACGCTCACGGAGGGCTTGTAAGGCTTCTCTGGAGATTACTCGCATACTTCCACCTCCTTGGGCTGACCGCTTCTGAAGGCAGAACTGCCCGTCAGGTTGCGAAGCAGGATTTTGCGTTCGGTCTTGAACTCTGCGCCGATGAAGCCCAGGCGGAGAAGGAAGCAGCGGAATGCGTACTTGTCGTTGTCCGTTTCCTTTTCCTTTGCTACCACGCGCTTTGCGTTCCGTGCCATTTCGCACAGTTTGCAAATGAAAGTGTCGTAGGCTTTCAGTTCCTCTGGAGTAGGCACTGCCGGAAACCAGGGGAAGGAAACTTTCTCGTCCGTGACCTCAATTGGCAGGTCATCCACACCCAGAGCCTTTTTGATGAGGTTGCCCTTGGCTGCGATGAGTGCCTTGAGGTTTTCCAGGCTGCTGTCGGTGAAAAGGCTGCGAGGCATAGAAATGCAGATGCCGCAGGCTTCGTCCGTTTCCACATCTTCGTCGGCATCGTCTGCGATGCAGTCTGCCAGAGGGTCTTCAGCCAGGAAGCCCTTCTCACGCAGGAAGTGGATGAGCCGTGCGGCGGTGCTGTTGTCCTCGATGGTGACCTTGCCGTCCACACTGACGGTGAAACCGCCGATCTGGTAGGCAAAGCCGGGTGCGCCGAGGTATTTGGCTTTTTCGCCGGTGTGTTCAGCAATGGCTGCGACCAGTTGCTTGCGGTCGGAACCGCTGACGTTGTAGTTGATAATCATATTGTGTGACCTCCTTTAAATTTGGTAGTCACATATTCGCTCTAAAACCGAATAATATCAAGGCCTATAACCACAGAATAGTGTCAAATTATCAGCCCTCGGATTGTGTACAGTACACGATGCCGGAAAGTACAAAAACCACGCAAGGAAGTGCGACACCGTTGCCCCACATTTTATATTCAGCGGCATCCGAATGAGGGTCACGCAGCCACTTGGCAATCTGCTTCAGTGACTTGGGCTTTGTGGAACTGCTCACGATGTTACGGTGAGTTTCAAACACATCGTACCAATAACGGATATCCTCCATTGTAGGTTCGGCAATGCCAAGGTCATCACACCACCAGTCCGGGAAGCCCTGCAGTCTGGCGCACTCGGTGGGTGTCAGTCTGCGGACGGTATACCCGCTCTGGATAGCACCGGGGCCTTTGGCAACGAGAGTAGGCTGAAGCTCCTCTTCAAAGGTAGGAGCAAACTTGGCATTCTTGCCCTGGTTGAAAGTGTCCCTGCCAATGCCGTAGCAAACAGCGGTGGGGTCTTTGTAATCACGGGCAAGCACTGTGGGAGCCTTGTCTTCTGCAACCTGGGTAAAGCTGCCGGTGGTCATAGCATAGACAGCGTGGCGGTCGACTGTATTGAGGGTGAAGCTGACTTCTTCATTGATGCCGTCACCCTGGGGGCCATTCTTGTCATCACGACCGATCATAGAACCCTGGATAGCGTAACTCTCCACAACAGCAATGCCGCCTTGGTTACAGCCGGGGTTACCGCCGTTGCCGTCAAGTGTACGGGAAGTGTCGGCTTCGTAAATCCCACTGTGAGGATTGGTGGATTTCATAGCATTGCTTTCTTTTGAACAAATACCATAAGCCTTCGGCTCAAACAAAGTCTGGTCATTGTTACAGGAAAGTGTGGCGGATTTATCTGTCTGGATCAGAGGCCCCTTGCCGCCACCTTCACAGCCGGAGCGGATCTTCATAACAAGAGGCACATTGTTGCCGCCTGTCCCCATACGGGAGGTGAGAGTCTGAACCTTGCCGTCCTCGGCAATTTTCACTCTGCTGTCGGTCGGATGGTTTTCCAAGGCGACTGCTGCGGGAACAACACCCGCTCGGAGCGTGGGCGAGGTCTCTTCCTCATAGCCGATGCTGCGACTCTTGGCAGAATGCTCGGTGCAGAACCCTGCGGACTCCAGAACGCACGGAGGGTGGTGGGCTTCAGCACGGAGAGTGGCGGTTACATCATCCGTCACATCCATACGCTGACCGCCCTGGTCATTTAAGCAGAGGCTTGCTGTTCCAGTGCGATCCGCAGCACTTCCGGCAGTTCTTTGCCACGAGCGGAAGCCCTCCGCAGAATACCCCGACAGGCCTTCGGACTTAAAAAGTATGTCGAAGGCACGCCCACCTGCAAAATCTGCGACAAGGTAGATGCGTTTTCTTCGTTGGGGAACTCCCCAGAATTGAGCGTCAAGAACTCTGTAAGCAACGCTCCATCCGTCTCCCATGTAGCAGTCGGCATAGGGCCATCGGTTTTTCTCAGGCATAGGCACCTGGGTGTTCGGCTCTGCGACGTCGATGACCGCTTCGAGGACTGCCTTGAAGTCTTCACCGCCGTTTGAGGAGAAGGCGCCGGGGACATTCTCCCACACGATGTATCTTGGATATTTGCCATTGGTGGCACACCTCATTTCCTTAATGATGCGGATGGCTTGGTAGAACAGCACGGACTGCTGTCCTTCC